AAAAGTCAAGCACTATTTACTGTTATTTACAATAATATGTGTATTTCTTGGATTATCTTGTGTATTCAAAGGGTTGACTAAGGTTAGTGAGTGCTAACTTATACTACTTTTTTCTAATTTCTACTCTGGTAAGACTATGGGCCTACTACAATAATCATAGAGACACCAGCACCGCCCCCGACCCCAACGGTTAGACCCACCCCCAACAGTAACCATTAGTCATCAGCGGGGGCTTAACCCAACGGTTAGACTAAGGTGTCACTTAGCCCAACAGTTAGTCTAAGGTCTAACCCTAGACACCAACAGTTAGACTAAGGTGCAACTAAACCTAATGGTTAGACTAAGGTTAGAGCTAAGGTCATCGCCTGGATTACAACAGTTAGACTAAGGACTAACCAAAGAGCTAAGTGTGTGGGTGTATGTAGTACCTCATTAGTCAACCCTAAGACCAACCAAAGAACACCTAAAACAAACTACCTATATAAAGAGAAGCAGTTAAAATAGTTGTAATTAGTTGTTGACATCCAAGCAAATCTCTGAAGCTCACCTGGCACACCTTAGTTAAACTGTTGTAGAAATACCGAGTTGGCGTGCTAACTCCCATGTTTTAGCCTTAGTCTATCTAACGACATTCCCCGCAAACGTAGCTGCGACAAGGGTTTACAAGGAATATAAAATAAGTGATAAAAAACTTGTACTTTGTGCATGGGTAGGTAGAGTCAGCAACAGGTCGGGGCAACAAAGCCAAACAACAACAAAGAAAGGAAAGAGACAATGTTAAACATAAACACTTACAACGAAGACGAAGTAATGATCACGCTAGACAAAGACAATTACGAACTACTTAGACGGGCGCTATTTGCTCTACAGGATAAAGAGGAGAACCATATTAAAGAAATGAGAGACTTTAACAAAACGACAGGATCAGAGTGCTACAACAACGAAGACAAGCTAGAATCGCTGGAGTTATTGTTTGACGCTAAAGATGCTCTAAGCGAACTTGTGAGCGCTGTAGTGAGCGCAGGACTACACAACAACAATAAATACGATATGTTTAACAGCTAGTGCTCTTTAGATAACCCTTGGAAAGTCTAAGGGTTATCAGAGGAATCACTAACAACAACAAAGAAGGAATAAACAGATGAACAACCAAGACAACACATACAACGGCTGGACAAACTTTGAAACATGGCAAGCTGCTCTTTGGTTAGACAATGATGGCTTTATTGAGATCCTTAGAGAAGAAGATAACATCACCTTTGAAGGTGTAGAACGTATGCTTGAAGTTATGACCTTTGAACGCTTAGAGGCTTGCAGTAGTTCGCTACTGTCTGACATTGTAGGTGCTTGGATGCGTGAAGTTAACATACAAGAAATAGTAGATAACAACAAAGAGGATTAATAGCAATGAAACTAGAACTAACAACAAAAGAAAAAGATTTTGTTTCTCAGTACATAGATACAGCACTTTGGGCTGGCAATGGCATAGACTACGGACTAGACGAAGACTGTAAGCGCGAAGCCATCATAGATTGTTTGGCGTTCTACTCAAGAATATGCTGCTACCTTACCGAAGACAACAGAACACAAGCGGCCCACGATTTCTATTTGTCACGCAATGGACTAGGCTCTGGATTCTGGGATAGAGTCCAGTCATATTCTTACAGCATGGGAAACTATGCGGGCAAATTCCAAGAAATTGCGGAAGGATTTGGGGAAACTGACTACTACGACACGGAAGGCAACACACTATGAAAGTACTTATACTTTGCGAGTCATCTGGAACAGTAAGAGAAGCCTTTAGATCCCTAGGCCATGATGCTTGGTCTAGTGACATCCTACCGGCAGACGATGGTAGCCCTAACCACATCCAAAGAGATTGCGTTGAGGTTCTCAAGTCTAATGAGCGTTGGGATTTAATCATAATGCACCCACCATGCACGGCATTAGCTGTTAGTGGTAATTCTACCTATGCCAAAGGTATGCCAAAGCATGACAAGCGTTTAGCGTCTATTGATTGGACAACAAAGCTTTGGAATCTTGCAACCAGTATTTGTGACTATGTTTGTATGGAAAACCCTGTAGGAGTTCTGCCTTTCAAGCCTACGCAATACGTCCAGCCTTGGATGTTCGGACATCCTGAGTCTAAAAAGACTGGCTTGTGGTTGCATGGCTTGCCTAAGTTAGAGGATACCGACAACGTGAAGGAAGTTTATGATTCATTACCTAGACGCGAACAAATGCGCCTTCACTACCTGCCACCTAGTGCTGATCGTTGGAAAATCAGAAGCAAAACTTTTGATGGTTTAGCACAAGCTATGGCTGTACAGTACTCAAACCACATAAACAACCAATAAGGAATAGAACAAATGGAATTCAAGCAACTAGCCTACAAAGCAACCACAGAGAACGGAAATACATTCTTTGCCCAATGGTTCCAAGGTTGTCACTTGTGGCGCATTAAACTAGACGTAGACGGTCAATTGTCAACCTTGTTACTGTCTAGCGTGGAGCGTAGGATACAAAACCGCAAGTACAACAAGCGACAAGATGCTATAGAAGGTGAAGCAACTATGGCATTGTGGGAAGGTTTAAGGCCTTATGGGTTTACTAAATTAGGGAGCATTAAAGTATGAAGACAGACTACGCGCATGAATGGAAAAACAAGCCTAGGGTTACACCAAGGAAAAGCATTGGCAAAAGCCTAGCTTGCTGGTGCTACTTTGGAATAGCTGTAGTTTGGTCTAGTTTTGTACTGTTACTACTGCTAGAATTAACAGCGTAAATATATAGGAGCATAAATAAATGGATTTATTCAACACACTAGGCAACGCCATAGGAGGCACAATGCTAGACCGTAACGATGAAGTAATAGATAACCCTTGGGAGCATGACGCTAAGCCTAGGGAGCATATGGTTGAGGTTAGATTCTACTGTGAAGCACTAGATAATGATGATGCTTTAGACCAAGTACACGCAGCAATCAAAGGTATAGAATTTGATGTAGAGTTAGTAATGGACATTAGCGAATGAACAGCCAAGCAATAGAAATCCCCAGTGGCTACCGACAATGCGAGGGCTGCTTTAAGCCTTTTGCATACTACAGCATGTTTTTACTTGCTGAGAAACTGTATTGCGGAAAGTGCTGTATTAAAAGAATGGAGAATAGCAAATGAATTCTTACAATGAACTAACGGAAGAAGAAGCACAGTACTATGGCTTTTTAAGTATGGAGTCTTTTTTTCGCTGGCAATCAACCTTGGAACCAAGGCATGTTTTTGTCACCCATGAGGAAGAAGGCTTTAGGGGTACATATTGCCTTTACACTGATGGAGACGGTGGTGTAATGGAGTTTAAGAACTGGTGTGAGATATTTGAAGAACACGGTATGAAGATAGCGTTAAGGGGATGTACTTATTGCGATATAGCGTTTGGAGAGATGGAAGATATAGCAGCTAAATTAGAAGGAAATGCAATAGAAGACATAGGAAATAAATTTATAGAGGATGAAGCATGAGTACATCATTTTATGACGTAGACGTTACGGACGATAATGAATCGGAAGATCCAGAGCAAGCCCATAGAGATTCTATGGTCACAGAGCTGGTGGAATACCGAATGAATATAATGGCTATTTCAGAGTTATTAGTGGTAGCTAGTACCTACCTATCGGATGAGCTTGAAAACCGCTCTACGGGCGATTTAGAGGCATTACACAAGCAATTATTTGGTGATAACACGGAGGTACACTAATGGCAATGTGCAAGGCTTGTGATGTGATCTTGGAGGATAGCAAAGAGCATGAATTGTGCGACCTATGTGCCCTAGCATCAAAGGCAGCAAAATACCCAAACCTCCTGCTTGGGAATGAACAGGATGTAGATGAACTAATTGAAAGAATGGAGGTGCAAACCCGGAACTGATACAAACTGTTACAATTCTTTACAGTTTTGTAATAACCAGTAACACTAACTTGTGTATAATCCTCAGTTATCCAATGTTTACTTTATTACTTACATAATAGATAAAACATTGGTTTAACTATAGATAACTAACGACAACATGAGGTAAAAACTATGCCGTTAAGCACTGGAAAGATTGCATTCAGTAATATGGTAACTAAAGATACAGCCTTTGGTAAGGATGAATTTAATGTAACACTTCAGTTGGAACCTGAAGAAGCTACATTACTTTCTAGTCGTGGGGTAAAACTCAAAGACTACCAGAAGGATGAAGACACACCAGCTATCCCACAGCGACAATTCAAAACCAAGTACGCCCTAAAACCTTCCGATATTGTAGACGCTGAAGGTACTCCCTTTGACTTTGAAGGTAGAGAACTACCTAGGGGAACTGTAGTGCGTATACAGTGGCCTGAGAAACCACCACACCCTACTGGTGGTGTTCCTACCTACATCTCTAAGATGCGTATCTTGGAATTAGGTGAATCAAGCGGAGACGGTGCCTTTGAAGAAGGATTCTAACCAGTTTGGTGATGATCCTTTTGTAAGGCATGAGCCATGCCCTAAGTGTGGCTCAAGTGACGCTCTTGCTAGGTATACTAGCGGGAGTGCTCACTGCTTTAGTTGTAATCATCACGTACAAGCAAATGGCAATGTAGTAAAACTACCAACCCAACCAAGGAGGCCATTGGAACAAATGACAGGAACCATTAGTCCTATTCAGGACAGGCGAATCAGCCAAGAGACTGCAAAGAAGTTTAACGTAACAGTTGAACAGAATGCAGATGGATCAATTAAAAAACACTGCTACCCTTACTACAATGACAGTAATGAGATGGTAGCAACAAAGGTTAGAGTAGTAGACGGCAAGCAGTTCTTTGGCACCGGCAGCATGAAGGACGCACAGTTGTTTGGTCAGCAAACTTGTAGGGGTAAAGGCAAGTTTATAACCATATCAGAAGGTGAATTAGACTGCCTAGCTATTAGTGAAATGTTTGAACGTAAATGGGACTGTGTATCACTTAGGTCAGGTGCTGGCAGTGCTGTTAGAGACATCAAGGACAACCTTGAATTCTTAGAAGGTTATGATTCAGTAGTCCTATGCTTTGACCAAGACCAAGCAGGTCAGGACGCTGTAGAGGCCGTTAAAGACCTGTTCTCACCCAGTAAGCTAAAGATATGCAAACTGCCAGCTAAGGACGCTGGTGAGATGCTCCAGGCAGGCAAGGTGCAAGCTTTTGTCAGTGCATGGTGGTCAGCTAAGACCTATCAACCTGATGGCATTGTATCCGGTGCTGATACATGGGATGAACTGGTGAACAGTGTGAAGGTTAAGTCTATACCCTACCCTTGGCAGGGGCTTACAACTTTCACCAAAGGCTTTAGACCCTATGAGCTAGTAACCATTACCAGTGGTTCAGGCATGGGTAAGTCTCAGATAGTCAGAGAGCTAGAGCACTACCTGCTCAATGCTACTGATGACAACATTGGTATCTTAGCCTTGGAGGAAGCAGTAACCCGTACAGCCCTAGGCATCATGTCCATTCAGGCTGATTGTCCACTACATCTTGAGGAAGACTTAGACAAGGATCTGCTAAGGCCAATATGGGAGGAAACCCTAGGCACTGGTAGGTACTTTATGTTTGACCATTGGGGCAGCACAAGTGGTGACAACCTTCTGAACCGGATACGGTACATGGCTAAGGCTTTGGACTGTAAGTGGATAGTCTTGGATCACCTTTCTATAGTAGTTTCAGGTCAAGAAGGTAATGATGAACGTAAAGCAATTGACTTGATTATGACTAACCTTAGATCACTGGTGCAGGAGTTAGGCATTGGTTTATTCCTAGTCTCACACCTTAAACGTGCGGACGGTAAAGCACATGAGGACGGTGGACAGATTAGCTTGAATCACCTTAGAGGTTCACAGTCCATAGCTCAGTTATCTGACATGGTAATTGGCTTGGAACGTAACCAACAGGAACCTAATGAGGAAAGACGTAACACCACTACACTTAGAGTATTGAAGAATAGATACTCAGGTGTAACTGGTGAATGCTGCTATCTGAAGTACGATAGGTTTACTTCTAGGATGACTGAGGTTAGTAAACCTAAGGAGGCTGAGAGTGGATTCTAGTAAACCAATGTTCCTAGACATAGAAACCAATGGCTTAGACCCTGATACAATCTGGGTAGCAGTAACCATGCAGGATGGAGTAGTAGAGGAACACTACACCCCTGAGAGCCTAACACAAGCATTAGCAGGTAAATTCAAGGTAGTAGGTCATAACCTAATTGGCTTTGATATGCCCGTGCTGTGGAAGCTGTGGAATATCTTTGTGGACAAATCCAGGATTGAGGACACCTTGGTTATGTCTAGGTTATCTAATCCTAGCCGTGAAGGTGGTCATAGGCTATCTAACTGGGGTGAGATACTTAAATTCCCTAAAGGTGATTACAATGATTGGTCTTGCCTGACACCTGAAATGGTGAAGTACTGTATTCAGGATGTGAAGGTAACAGCTAAAGCCTATGACAAGCTAAAGCTAGAGCTTAGGAAGTTTAGCAAGGAGTCCATAGACTTAGAGCATGATGTACAGAATATCATTCAGAAGCAGACCAAGAATGGTTGGTTGTTGGACTTGAGACATTCTATGGAGTTACTGGCTGACCTGAAAGAAACCAAGATGAAACTTGAGTGGGCTGTACACCAGAACTTCAAGCCTAAGTGGGTGGATGTAAAGGAGGTTACACCCAAGCTCAAGAAGGACGGCAGCTTATCCAAGGTAGGTTTAACTGACGATGAGTTTACTAAGGTCATAGAGTCAGGCTGCATGGAGCCTTTCATGCGTAAAGTACTTAAACCTTTTAATCTAGGCTCTAGGAAACAGATAGGTGAATACCTACAGGACTTTGGATGGAAGCCTGAAAAGTTTACACCTACTGATCAGCCAATTGTAGATGAGTCAATACTGTTTGCTGTTAAGGACATACCGGAAGCACAGCTAATAGCCAAGTACCTTATGTTGCAGAAAAGAGTAGCTCAGGTGCAGTCTTGGGTAGAAGCTGCTAATAATGATACAGATAGGATACATGGCTATGTGAATACACTAGGTGCTGTAACTAACCGTATGACTCACAGTAAACCTAACCTTGCACAAGTACCGGCAAGCTACTCACCCTATGGTAAGCAGTGTAGGCAGTGCTTTATTGCTAGAGATGGCTACAAGCTAGTAGGCTTTGATGCCAGTGGACTAGAGCTAAGAATGCTAGCTCATTACATGAATGATCAGGAGTATACTAATGAAATCCTTAACGGAGATATACACACAGCAAACCAAGGACTTGCAGGACTTGAATCAAGAGATCAGGCAAAGACTTTCATCTATGCACTCTTGTACGGAGCAGGAGATGCAAAACTTGGAAGTGTGGCACTGGGCGGCGCAAAACTTGGTGGAGAACTTAAACAACGATTTATGTCTAATCTCCCAGCATTTGCAAATCTTAAAGACAGCATTGCTAGAGAAGCAGCTAGTGGAGTCATCAAAGGACTAGACGGTAGAGTGCTGCATATTAGATCAGAGCACTCAGCACTGAACACTTTGCTACAGAGTGCGGGTGCGATTGTTATGAAAAAAGCATTACAATTACTTGAAGAATATGGTAGACTACATTCGTTAGATTACTACTTTGTGGGGAATATACATGATGAAGTACAAGCAGAAGTTAGAGCAGGACAGGAAGACAGTTATGGAAGACTTGCAGTCTCCTGCCTTGAAGCAGCAGGATCTTTTTACAACCTCAACTGCCCCCTTACAGGGGAATACAAGGTTGGAGACAGTTGGGCAGACACACACTAAGTACTGCCCTAAGTGTTTAACTACTAAACCTGTTGACCAGTTTTATCGTCACAAGTTAGTAGTATATGAGACTTACTGCAAACCTTGCCAAAATAAAAACAGCAGAGAGAATAGAAGTAAGAGGATGTATGTTGATGGTAAGTTAATATCAAAAACACATCCTTTGTATAAGGCAGGTACTTATAAATCTTTTGACCATGCAGCATTTGAGTCCCTAAAGAACTACAGTACAGCTAAGGAAGGTCAGGTGTACATACTGTACAGCCCTGCTTACCCTAGCTGGTGCAAGATAGGCATGGCAGTGGATGCAAGGGATAGACTTAGTAGCTTCCAAACAGGTACACCCTACAGGGATTACATACTAGTAGCTGCCTATGATGTACCTGATAGAAGAAAAGCTGAAACAGAAGCACATAACCTGTTACGAGAAACACACGCCAGTAAGAATGAATGGTTTGTAGTAGGTGCTAACGTAGCTAAAGACATATTGGACGGACACTTTAATGAAAACAACTAACACTTTGGTAGATGACATATACAAGCTTGTCCAGTACAAGTCTCCT